TACTCAAGAGACAGTTGATCAGCTAGGTTCCACATCAAACAGTTCATCCACTCATTAGGAAAGTCTGGAACTCCTAACGCAGTAGTCAAATCATCTAGGGGCATTTGAGCAACAATGTGCAACTCTAAGTTAGTCTGAGCATTTGAGTCAGGGGTTAGGTACACATACAGTACGCCATTTAACTTTCTAGGATCATAAAAAATAGTGTTGGCTGTACCTGTAGAAAACTTAGAACCTAAAACGTTGTACTCTTGTTTAGACATCACCATTACTGGTATGTCAATATACGGGGTACTCTGTTTGTTGCGATAAAACCCTTGAATAACTTTTAAAGGTTTATCAGTAATAGCCACAGTAGGACTTAAAGAATCATACATCAAAGTAGAACTAGCACCACCTAGAATATAACTAGTTTGATTGTTAGTTACAGGAATGATAAGCTCTGAAATCTTCCACAGCTTTAATCCATCTGTACTAAATTGTTTGATAAGCAAGTTTAAAGACATAGACGCATTGCTAATAGTAGCAGCATCAGGTGAACTACCAATCTCAAGAACACCTAGCTTACGAAGAGCTAGGGTAATAATCTCATCTCTAGTAACTGTATAAGTAGAACTCATTTGTTTTTATCCTATCAATAAGAAGGGTAGTTGCTAGGTGTGTATCCATTTTGCTCATCTGCTCCAGCACAATCAGCTGTACCATAATCTGCTTGCCCATTAATAGTTATTAAAGTACAAACAGGAATAAAAACATCTTGTTGTTCTGGCCTAGTAAACGGAGGAGTTTGTTTGTCAGCTACACCACGAACAAAGTCTTGGGGTTGCCTTGGTTCCCAATCTCCAGAACAAACCATAAGTCCGTCCCAACGTAATTGTAATTCGCTGCTTTTAAACTCACGACCACAAACGTCACAAACAACATTCCAAGAACCATTCTCCCATCTAGATATATAAGACATAATATGTTTTTAGTAACAATTATTTATCTTGCTTGTTATCTAGCTTGTCAAAGATTTTACCAAGCATAGTCTTAATCTCATTGAGATCATCTCGGTAGTCATCTTTAGCAACATAAGTCTTAGGCAAGTTTTCACGTAGCTTAGACAAGTCTACCTTTAGTTCTTTAACAGCAGACCATAACTCACGAGCAAACCATCCCAAGATGGCAAAACCAACTCCAAGTCCAAGGTCAACAAGTTGTTGTGCTTCCATTAAAAACACTAACTTATCTTTGGAGCCAAAGATTCAAGTGCTTCTTGATAGCTTGCTTCGCTCACAAATTCATAAACTAAGTTTTGCTCTGTAAGCATGTCGATAATTGCTTCTTGAGTCATACCCTCGTAAGAAACAAATCTTGCGCCGTCTATTTTTACAAAATAATTCATCGCATTCTCCTTGCGGTTATTCTTCCATATCCTGTTGCGGTATTTACCGTGAATTGCGCGTATGCAATAAGGTAATAAGTAGTTGTTGATGCAATTGACACTCTTGTTGTAAAAAGCGGAAAAGTTTGGGTGTTTAGGGGCACTGAACCGCCAGCGCCGTAGTTAAACAATATCTGTTCTTCATACAAGGCATTTAATTCGTTATTTGTGGTACTGATGCCGCCAGCAATAACTGTGAAATTTGTTCCTGCGGCCCTATTAATGCCTACTGAACCAAATACATCCCAATCACCAGCCGTAAGAGAAATGCTGGTTACTGTTTTTCCAGAAGTTGCGGTTGCGGCGGTGGTAATTGAAACCGCAGAACCTACTGCAACAGATGACGATATTACCTCCCCAACACTTCCCGCATCAGCATTGTTGTTTGTAGTTGTCCCAATAATTCCAGTAGCACTGATTGCCCTGCCCGCAGTTAGGTTCGCCACAGTCACTTGTTTGGTTGTGCTGCTTTGAACAATAGGCAATACCTCAGTACCCGCTAGTGGGACTGTTGCTGCTGGTAGTGCGGAAATTTTTAAATCTGCCATGATTTAATCCTTAAATCTTTAAGCCAAATAGGTGCGTGAATACAAAAAATCTTCAGCTTGTTGTAAAGTGCTAAATTTTTTAATTTGGTATGCTGAAATAGAAAAGTTAACACTCACGCCAGTTGCATCATTACTTGTTCCACCTAGATTAACAGTCAATGATGTATTGTAATAAGCAATGCCGCCATAAGTATGCCAATTGCTATCTACGATAGGGGCTAGAGAAACAATATAAGGAGCTGCATTTGCGTTCCAAACGTTAAAAACCAATGAACCCAAACTAGTAGCAACTAGTTGAAAAGTCACAACGTAATATCCAGTACCTAATGTGACTTGTGTATTTGAAAAATTATATTGTTGATTGCCTGTTGGTGATGTATACGCAAAATTATTAACACTACTATAAATAGCGTTATTAGTAGAAACAGACCCTGTTGCTAAAACACCTGCTCCAGTTGATATGGTTTGTGCAGTCTGAAAAGACTGGTTAAAACCAATCTGATTTGTGCCCGTTGAAATATTCCACATTTGCTGCAAATATCTAGCTCTTGCGCCAGAAGCAGTTGTGCTTATGTCAAGACATCGGTTTCTGTCAAAGTCAATGCAGTTATATATTGGTGGAAATCCACCAGTAGTAACGCAATTTTCCATCAAAATACATGAGCCAGCATCAGCAGGGTCTATGTAAAACGGGCTTGAATTGGTAGAGGCGTTGTACTCAACTCTTGCAGAGTTAATTTTCATCAAACAATTACTTGCGGTTCCTAAAATAAAACCAGCACAAAAACCACCATTCCATTCAATGTGGTTGACTGACATTACATAGGGGTAGGTACAACTAACAGTTTCAGTTGTACGAACTGCGCCAGCACCAGTACCACTCCATGCGTCTAGCGTTACTGTGCTTGGGCCGCTTGGTCTATAAAGCCCATTAGCCTCATTCCAACAATCCCTAAACATAATAGGCGTATAAAGATTAGAGCTTGTTGGTTGCTTTATTCGTACACAAATTGAGTTGGCTTCAAACACATGGTTTTCAAAACTAATTTGTCCTAAACCATCTTGTTGCACATCAAAATAATGGGCGCATAAACAAGAGTTACTTTCACCATTAAGCAAGAAAAATTGCCCAGGTGGAAAACCTCTGCCTTGTACGTTGTATGTTCCATAGTAACAAGACGAAAAATTACAGTTTGTTAGTTGCAATGCCAAGTTGCCAGATGGTCTTTGTATGCCTTTGTACATATACAAAAAACGACAATTTTCAAATGTTACATAGCCAATAAAAGAATCGTTTGCATCAAAACCAGTGGGGTCTACATTGCCATAAGTAAATCCAACGCCACCAGTACTTAACGTACCACTAGCACCTTGAAAAGTTACACTTCTCATAATGGTGTCGTAAGCCCACTGCACCCCGCCACCAGACAATTTGTAATTAATAATTGCTTTGGTGTAATCGTATGGCTTGATGAATGTTGTAGTTGTGCCATCACCATCTAATATAAAAGGCTTTGTCACTGTTACGTTAAAAAGATATGTACCCGCAGGGAAGAAAATTACTGTTCCTACGTTAAATGCATTTTGAACTTGGACAGATAAATCACTGGTATACGTTCCTGCCGCAATACTTGCATGAAGTGTTCGATCAATAAAATCTAAAACGCTAACAGACTCCTGTAATTTACCTTGTACGTAGGTTGCTACAGCACCAGTAGTAGCAGGTAAATAAGGAGTACCCAAAGTATTATTGGGTCCAGCATATGTCTGAGTATTAACATCATTGAGCCAAGTAGACTCAATAACAACTCCAGCACTAAAATTAGTTGTAGTCATAAATGCCTTTAGTTATAACAAGATATTGCTATTAGACTCTTGTAACAGCAGATCATTTGTTTCTAGTAACAAAAGCGATCCTGTAAACGGGTCTAACGTAACACCATACTTATCGGTAGCTACACCATACTGTGTAATAGTAGGTGGTCTAGGTTCTTCAAAACCCCCATAAGTGCTGTTTGCTACAACTGACATGATTACACGCCCATAATAATTTCAACAGTAGCCGAGGTTCCAGAACGAGCAGTTACATTAGCTCGAACATATCTCCAAGGACATATTGTTGTAAAACCATCAGTAGCAGTTGTAGTACCAGACAAACTAATAGTACCAATAGTTATCCAATTAGCTTTAACAGCATTGAATGTATCTGTTTCATTAGATACTTGAATATCAATAGCAGCAGTTACAGCACCTGTGCCAGTAACAATAGCTTGAAAAGAACTGTAAGGACTCTCTTTATAAATAGGGGAAGAGGCAGCAACAGCAGTTGTTGAAGTTACTCCGCTAAAAGCAAAGTAGCGAGGTTGTTCACCACTCTTAAGAAACATGTCAGCCATAGTAGACTCCCGTTTTGCTAATGTTTAACACGATAAAAAATTAACTACTAAGAAGACAGCATCCTTACTTCTCTTAGTTACAAAAGAAATATGAATGCTGCCACTAGTGTTTTTGTGTACCAAT